AGTAGCAGACAAACTATATAAATTAGTTTTGGGAGTAAAGGAGTAAATAAGATATATGAAATGTTATAACTGTGGAAAACGAATTGGCAATACAAATTCATATAAATTAGTGAAAGAATACGATTATAGAATATGTATTGAATGTACAAAAAATGGTTATTCAAATAGTTGTATAGAACAAATAAAAAATAATGAAAATGTTGAAAGGAGTAAATAAGATATGGCATTAAATGAAAATATAAAAAATTTAATTAGAAGTGTAGTCAACAACGATTTATCAAAAGCAAAATCTTATGTAAAAGTTATACTGAAAAATGAAAATGCTGCAAGTAACAAGTCTTTTTGTGATTATATGAGAAAAGAGCTTGAAACACAACCTAATTTTATAGAATTACCTTATGATATAAGGGGAATTTTAAAAATGGAAGATGTAAGTACTTCTTTTAATGAAAATAGATATTTTATAACATATAGAGAAAAAAGAATTTTTAAACAAATAGACATGACTAATAATACTAATAAAAAATTAAAACAACTTGGAATAAGATATTTAAACACTACATTGTTATACGGAGAAACAGGTACAGGGAAAACAACTTTTGGAAAATATGTTGCATATAAATTGGGGTTGCCATTTGCTTATTTAAATTTTTCACAATGTATAACTTCTTTATTGGGAGGAACAAGTAAAAATATTGATAAAGTTTTTGAATATGTTTCAAAACAAAAATGTGTACTTATGTTAGATGAAATAGATGCAATAGGAATAAAAAGAGGCAAAGAAGATTTAGGAGAAATGTCAAGAGTTGTAATAAGCCTTATGCAATCATTTGATTTATTAGACAATGAAATAATTGTAATAGGAGCTACTAATCGTAAAGATATGATAGATGAAGCATTAATCCGTAGATTTTCTATAATACATGAAGTGAAAACATTGAATCCAGAAGAAGTACAAACATTAATAACAAACTATATGAAAGATGTTAATATTGAATTTGATGAAATTAATATAAAAGAATATTCAATTTACCATAACAAACAAAGTGAAATAGTTAAAGATATTGTTAAAGGAATTGTTAAAATGTTAAATGATAAAACAAAATTTATGCTTTAGAGAGGAGTGATACAAATGATGACACCAGGGGATATAGATAAATTACAAAAAGAATGTGATTTTGAACATATGAAAGAAACGATAGATAAGCAACAAACACAAATAAGAGAGTTAATAGATAAAAACAAGGTCGTTGATTTAGATTATAAAGAAGAATATTACAACTTGCAAGAAGAAAATTATGAGTTGAAAAAGAAAATAGAAGCATATCAAAAAGCATTATTAAATATATGCTTAAAATAGGAGGTATTTTAAGTGAAAGAAAAGATATTCGTACTTTATAAAGGCGAGAAAGTTATAGATATAGGAACAGCAAAGGAAATAGCTAAAAAAAGAGGTGTAACACCTGAATTTATTAAATACTTAAGTACTCCTACAAATAAAAAACGAATCGATGCTCGAAAAAATAAAAATAGGATAAGCAATGCAATGATTTGTGTAAAAATTGAAGAGGAGGACGAGTAGTGGAAAATAATATAGAAGAAATAATAAAAATAATTGAAAGAAAAATAAAAGAAGCGGAACATTATACAGATATTACTGGACTTTGTTTGACTTTAGATAAAGAGCTATGCAATGCTTTTATAAATATTTTATCAGATTATAAAAGAGTATTAAAAGAGAATGAATATATGCACAATGAATTGAATAAACAGCAAACTACAATAAATAAGTATGCAAAAGAAAATGAAGAATTAAAAAATAAAATTATGGAGAAAGAATTAGAAATAATAGGAAAAGAAGAGTATACAAAAGCTAGTATGGGAGAAATTATTGAGCAATATTATACAGCAAACGAAGATTGTATTACAAATCAAAGAATAGAAGACATCATAGACAGAATTGATTACGATATAAAAAAGACTAAAGAGATAATATCAAATGACCAAAAAAACAACTATCAAATAACAAGATTAAAAGCAATGAACACAAAATCTTTAGATATAAAAAAGAGATTACAAGAATTACTAGAAAGTGAGGAATAACAATGAAATTATATGAAAGAATAGAAAACAATAATTTTGATGAAATAGACAAAAATAGAGCAATTGAATTAATTGAAGGTGGAAATGGACATTTAGTTTATAATGAAAATTATTTTAAACTACAAAAAGAAAATGAAGAATTAAAAAATAACATAAGAAAAAATGAAAATGAGTTAGAATTTGATGTTAATTGTGACTGGATTGCTTTACAAAAAATGTTAGACGAATCTGAAAAAAGCAATGAATATATATCATACAAGAATGAAAAATGGATAAAAGAAAAGTATTGTATTCTAATTCAAAAAATAAAAGCCAAAATAGAAGAATTGGACATAGCAATATTAGAATGTATATATTTAGATGATGACGACAAAGCATACAAAAAAGCAGTTAAAAAAGACAAGTTATGCTTATTGAATCAAAAAAGAGCTTTACAAGAACTATTAGAAGGAGGTAATTTGGAGTAAATATGGTGAATATGAATAATTTAAGTGAAGAAGAAACAATAAAAAGTTTTAAATCATTAATGTATAATGCAAAAGCTAATTGGGATTACTTTAGTTATGAAATATTATTTAATTTTTTTAGTTTATATAATAATGCAATAGAAGAAAAAGATAAAATAATAGAACAAATGACTTATTATATTATGAATTTAGATATTGACGAAGATATATGCAAAAAAGTAAATTGTGACACAAATTCAGGAGAATTAGATTGCAAAGACTGTATCAAACAATATTTTGAGAATAAAGCAAAAGAAATCAAATAAATGGAGGTTAATCTATGGGAACAGAAGATACAATAGAAATGGTAATAATTAAGAACGATACCATAATAAAGAAGAAATTCAGTGTTATAGACGAAGACGAGGTAATAAGCTTCAACTTAGGAAATTTCTTTATAGCAGTAAAAAAAGAAGATATTAGAAAATTAATGTGAGGAGGTACAAATGAAATTAAGTAAAGAAGATTACAGAGAAGCAAAGAGTTGTTTAAAAAGATACAATTACAATTGCATAACAATAATGAATATTAAATTGGATATAATGGGACTAAATTCATCAGTACTCGATGGCATGCCAAAAGCACCATATAAAGTAACAGACAAGGTATTAAACAGTGTGATACTTTTACAAGAAGATAAAAAATTACAGAAATGCACAAAAGAATATAAAGCAGTGGTACAATCATTACAACTTGTTGATAATTTAGCAAATAAGATTTTTGAGGAAGAGTTTGTGAAGCGGAAATGATAATAAATGGAATGTTATAGATAAGTTACACATAAGCTTAGAGACATATAAGAGAAGAAAGAGAAAACTAATTTATACGGTACACGAAGAATTAAAAAAGTAACACCAAACTTACAGCCATAATGGTTGTAAGTTTTTAAAAAAAATTTTAATAAAACTATGCAATAAAGCAGTAAAAAAGACATTAAGTATTCCAGAGTGGCTAAACGTTGAAGCGGAAAAGAAAAATATAAACTTTTCACAAGTGTTACAAGAAGCTTTGAAAATAAAGATAGAAGAACTTGATTAATATAAAAATATTTGTTATAATATAAATAGCACGTATCTATTATTTCTATAATAGAGACTGAGAGTGGGGAAAATAAAGAAACCTACTCTCTTTTTTTTTATTATAAAAAAATGACCCTTTTTTGACCTTTTTTGTTAAAAAAACGTGTTATAATATTAATATCAAGAAAAATAAATATAAACTTTTGCAAGAGTTTTGCGGCGAACGCAAGGCTCTTTTTTAGTGGAGAAGTAATGAATTTGGAAAGGTGTATAAGAACACAATGCAAGATGTGCAGATTTTACAATAAGTGTTTTAAGAAGAAAAATGAAAAAAAGAAGAAAAAAAAGGAAATCTTATAATTGGGAATTTGAAATAGCAAGAGGAAATACAGATAAGTTTTATAATTCTACAGACTTTGATATAGCGAGAGAAAAAGTTCTAGCAAGAGATAAAGGGAAATGTCAATTTTTTTTAGGTAAATGGAATGATGGTAAACATTTCCCAAATAAAATAAAAATAATAGATGCTGAAATAGTTCATCACATTATACCAATAAAACAAAGACCTGATTTAGCATTAGATATTAATAATATGGTAAGTTTAAGTTTTGAAGCACATGAGATTATAGAAGATAGAAATAGATTTAAATATAGAAAAAGAAAAAGAATTACGCAAGAAAGGTGGTAACTATGAAGCTAGAACATTTAATGCAGACATATAAGATTAATGAAATAGAAGCGGAACTAAAAGAAGAAACCGAAGCAACAGACATAAATGGCAATAAAGAAAGAGCTGGAGTAATTAGCTTTGGCAACGGAATATCTGCAAGTTATTTGTTAGATGATGAAGAAATAGTAGTAGCAATGAAAATATTCTTTAATTGCTTGGCAAGAAATAGTTTTAAAGTTGATGCACAAATAAGTCATGTAATTAAAGTTATAACAATTATGCAAAATACAATAATGTTATTATCTAATATACCTCAAAAAGAATGTAATATGATATTACAAAGTTTAGGATTATTTGACAATACATTTACACAAGGAAAACAAATACAACACTTAGACCATACTTACAAGATAGAAATAATAGATGGATTATTATGTTTAAGTATAAATGAAAAAGAGGAGGAAAGATAGTGAAGAAGTAACATTAGATACAATAGAAGATGAAGTGATGGATATAAATATAATAGAAATCATATCAACAAACCAATATGCAGATGGGAAACCAATACAATCAAAAATAGAATATAAATATAAAGAAATTTAGAAGCGGAACACCCCCGTCAAAATCTCGGACTAAAACGAGCTTAAGGAGAGCGGGTGTGTGGCAACAACTAAACAAAAATAATCAATTATCACGTGAAAAGGGGGTATATAGCATGCCAACCAAAGCAAATAATAGCAAAACCAAGAAAAAACAAGAAAAAGATCTTGAAAATCAAGTAAAAACTTTAGAGATAAAAACAGAAACAATGAAAAAGATGGAAAAAGAAAAAAAAGAAAGAGAAAAAATAGTAAAAGAAAAAGTAGATATAATAAGAGAAGATTTAAAAAATCAGTTACTTGCTCAAAATAAGTTTGGGAAACAATTTGACGATATGGTAGAGGATTACATTTTTCTTGTCAAATTAAAAGAAGAATTACAGTACGATATAAAAAGTAATGGAATCAGGTATTTTACAACGACAGGAAATGGCTTCACGTCATCTAAGCCAAACGAAAGCGTACCGAACTTATTAAAAGTAAACGGCCAGATGCTTAAAATTTTACAAGATTTAGAATTAAAAGCACCAGAGGAAAATTCAGGTGGTGAGGGAGATGATTTGTTGTAATGAAATAGATGAATACATTAAATTCGTTGAAGATAACCCAAACGAAACAGATGATGAAATAAAATTATTAATTAAAAATATAGTAAAACCGACATTATCGAGAGATGATGTCTTTTTTGATGAAGAAACTTTTCATAAGGCCATCAGGTATTGCGAAAAATGGTATTACAAATTATTTCCATACCAAAAATTTGCGTACGCATTATTTTTTATGTATGACAAAAATAATCCAGATATAGTAATCTTTCCAGACATTCTAATTGTAATGGCAAGAGGAAATGGAAAAGATGGAATGATAATGCCATTAGCAAATTTCTTACAAACTCATTATTATGGTGTAAAAAATTATCATATAGATATTGTTGCTACATCAGAAGAACAAGCGTTAAATTCATTTAATATTGTTTATAACATGCTTGAAAATAATAAAATTATAATGAAAAAATACTTTTATTGGAATAAAACAGAGGTTATAAACAAAATCACTCATTCTATATTACGATATAATACTGCAAATGCAAAAACAAAAGACGGTAAACAAACAGGAATGATAATATTTAATGAGCTACATGCTTATGAAGATTATAAACAAATAAATGTGTATAGCTCTGGCTTAGGAAAGATAAAACATGCAAGAACAGTTACTATAACAACAAATGGAACTGTAAGAGATGGACCACTAGACGAAAAATTATCAATGTCAAAGCCTATATTAAATGGAGAAACAAACTTTCTAGGATTACTACCAATTATCTACAAAATAAACGACAAAAAAACTGTTGATATACCTATGAAAAAGTTTTTAGAAACTGGAAATAAAGAAGATATAGATATAACTGTATGGTGCCAGGCAAATCCAAGCTTAAGATATATGCCAATTCTAATGAACGAACTTATTAGAGATTATATTAAAATGCAAAAACAGAAATCATATAGAGTTGAGTTCTATGCAAAAAGAATGAATTTACCACAACAAGATGAAGAAATGACTGTAACAGAATGGGAATTAATTTTAAGAGCATCTTATAGTGATAAAGAAAAAGAAATCCCGCGAGAAACAGGAATGATAGCGGGAAGAACAGCAATTGTAGGAATAGATTTCGCATCTTTGAATGATTTTGCTAGTGCTGGTTTTTTATTTAAAAAAGATGGTGAATACATCTGGAGACAAAAAACTTGGATATGCTCAAAAAGTAAATTCTTTAATGATATTAAGTTTCCGTTTGACAATATAGGGCAAGCAGGATTTGAAGATTTTGAAATAACAAACAAAGAAAGCATAGATGCAAAAGAAATGATATTGTGGATATTGTCAGAAATGGTTAAATATAGCGTTAAAAAAATTGTACTTGATACATATAGATATAAGTTATTAGAACAGATATTTAAGGAAATGGGAATATCTGTAGAAACTAAACAAAATCCATATGGATTAGTAAGAATGATAAGATATCCTGCGAGTATTGCTGCAATAGTTGCACCGCGAATAGAAGTTGCTTTCGCAGAAGGTAAGATAAACATAGGAGATAGTGCAATAATGAGGTGGGCAATAAATAATACTTGTGTAAAAGAAGGAAAAGATGGAAATAAAAAATATGAAAAGATAGAACCAAAATTAAGAAAGAATGACCCTTTTATGGCATTTGTTGCTGCGATGAGCGTGCAAGAATTGCTAGACGAAGAGGTCATTTATGTATAAGGTGGTGAAAAAATGATATTAGATAAAATATTTAAAAATGAAAAAGGCGAATATATTTCTATTATTGATGCACTTTTTGGAAAAGACAATACAACAAATTATATATACACATTAGCAGAAGCACATGCGATAGACTTAATAGCAAAAACAATATCAAAATGTGAAATACAAACATTTGAAGAGAAGGACAGAAAAATACAAGAACAAAAAGGCGACTTATATTGGATATTGAATATACAACCTAATTATAATGAAAATGGCACGAGCTTTTTATATAAATTGGTTACTAGATTATTAGTCGATGGGTCTGCATTAATGATTATAAATCAATCACCAAAAAACAAATTGATTTATATAGCAGATAGTGGATTTGAGGTTAGTAACAAAGTATTTAAAGAAAAAATATTTTCAAACATTACTGTATCTGACAATGAGGGAAATTCACTAAATCTGACAAAGAATTATAGCTCAGACAATGCAATATACTTTTCATTAAATAACGAAGAACTTGCAAAAGCAAGTGAGCAATTTAAATTAAATACAGCTAAAATTTTAAAGGCTGCACAAAAAAGTTTTATTAGGGCAAATACAGCAAAATGGAGAATAAAATATCCAGGTGGGCAACCTACAATATTGGATATGGAAACTAAACAACCAGTAAGCTATGATAAATATAAAGAGAAAATAACAGAAGGTATATTTAGCGAAGAAGAATCTACTATATTGTTATCAGAAATTTTTGACCTAATAAATTTAAATGAAAATAACACCAAAAATCTAACGGATTATAAAGATACAGCAAAACAAATTTGTGATGCTGTAGCTCAAAAATGGAATATTCCGTTAGATATTTTTTATGGTAGTAAAACAGAAAAATCTAATGGAACAAATGATTTTATAACCTTTGCGGTAGACCCATATTTTGAAGTATTAGAAGATGGATTTAATATAGGTTTTGTAGGAAAAGAAAGTTATTTAAAAGGTGAATATGTAATGTTTAACAGACTTTCAATTCAACACAGAGATATATTTGATTCTGCAAATGGTATAGATAAATTAACAGGTGATGGATTTAGCAGAAATGAAATAAATAAGTTTTTAAGATTGCCACGAATAGATGAAGAGTGGGCAGATGAACACAATATAACTAAAAACTATGGGAAAGTGAAGGGAGGTGCGAAAGACGATGAATGACAATTATTTAAATTTTAGAAAAGTTGACGAGCAAACAACTGAATTATACATATATGGAAGCATCCGAAAAAAAGATTGGATTGACGGCTGGCTAGGAACTGGGAAAGAGAAAACAGATGCTTTTTCTTTGAAAGAAGCAATAGCACAGATTGATACATCTAATTTAGTTGTAAGAATAAATTCGTATGGAGGAGAAGTTGCAGAAGGTTTAGCAATTTATAGTCTATTATCTGATTTTAAAGGAAATTTAAAGACTATTGTAGATGGATTTGCTTGTAGTGCAGCGTCTGTTATTTTTATGGCAGGAAAAGAAAGAGTAGTACCAGAAAATGGACTGCTAATGATACACAATGCATGGAGCTATGCTGAAGGAGACTCAAATGCAATGAAAAAGATGGCAGAAGATTTAGAAAAAATTACTCAACCATCAGTAAATATTTATGTCAATAAAACTGGACTAACAGAAGAAAAAGTAAAAGAAATGATGGACAGAGAGAGTTGGATAACTTCTAAAGAAGCCTATGAATTAGGATTTTCTACTACTCAAACAAAGAACGAGCCTATGCAGGCTTTAGAGGCAAACTTTATATATAATTTAGTTATGCAGAATAAAGACTTACAAAATCAAATAGAAGAAAAAGCAAATAAAATGGCAGAAAATACTTCGCAAGAAGGAAACAAGGTTAATGAAGACGCATGGACGTCTTTTTTTAATATAAAAAAACAAGAAAAGGAAGGTAAAAAATATGAAATTTAATGAAGATAACATGAAAAAGGCTCAAGAAGAGGCTTTAAAAATTTTACAAAACGGAGAAGACAAGGCACAAGCTATAATTGATGCAATGGAAAAAATAAACGAAGTTCAATACAACGAAATTGCCAAAGAAATATTAGAAGAAAGTGAAAGAGCTAAAAGCGATAAAGAATATGCAAAAACTCTTAATTTAAGAACATTACCAAAAGAAGAAAAAGAATTTTTTGAAGCATTAAAAAATGACCCAAGACAAGCTATAACAGGAAAGCAAGTAGACATATTGCCAACAACATTTGTTGATGTAACTTTAGAAGATGTAAAAAAAGGAAGTGGATTATTAAAACACATAAACTTTGCACCAGCAAACGTAAAAAAATGGATAACTGCATCTAAAACAGGAGCATTTTCTTGGGGAGCACTAACAGATAAAATAAAAGGCGAATTAACAGCTAGTTTTGCAACTTTAGATATGGAAGTTTGTAAATTAACAGTTTATATGATACTTCCTAAATCAATTAGAGATTTAGCATTACCATTTGTTGAGAAATATTGCAGAGAAATATTAAAAGAACAATTAAACGATGGATTAGAATATGGAGCATTGCAAGGAAGCGGAAAAAATGAACCTGTTGGAATCTATAAACAAATTGCAAAAACAAATGAAGATGGAACACATCAAGATAAAGCAGTAAATACTGATTTAACATCATTTAGACCAAAAACTTTAGCAGGAGCAAAAAAATACTTAACTAAAAATGGTGTAAGAACAATAGATAAATTAATATTAGTTTGTCATCCAAACGATGAAGCTGATTATGTTGCACCAGCAATATATAACGATGAAGGTAAACTAATATCTTCATATAAAAACCTAGAAGTAGTAACTTGTTCAAACAACCCAACAGGCAAAGCTGCCCTATTCATTCCAGGAAAATACACAATGGGGTTAACAGGATTAGGAATTAAGGATTACGACCAAACATTAGCATTAGATGATGCTGACTTAATTATAGGAAAAGGTTATGCAAATGGTAGAGCATCTGACGACAATATTGCTTACATATTTGATGTAACAAAACTAGAGGAATATGTTCAAAAAGTTGCGGTTGTTGGAACAGTATCAACAGAAGAAGTAGTAGCAGGAGCTTAGAACTAAGCTCCTTTTAAATTAAAAAAAGGAGGAAATAAAAAATGGTTTATAAAGTAATCCATAAATTTAAAGATTTAAAAGATAATGATTACATCTACAAAGTAGGAGACATTTATCCTCACGAAGGCGTAAAAATTGAAGATGTTGCAAAAAGCAGAATAAAAGAATTATCTTCAAAGAAAAACAAAATAGGAGAAGTCTTGATTGAAGAAGAAAAAGAAACAACAGAAGAAAAAGATGAAACTAGCGAGGATAAAGAAGAATCTGTTGAAGAAGAAAAAGAAACAACAGAAGAATAGAGGTGTATTATGAACAATACACAAATAAGTGATTTAATTGAGGAAATAAGAGGAGAACAACATATTTCTCCTCTTGAAGAAGACAAAACTATTATAGGTTATATAAAAGAGGCAGAATTTGATATTAATGAAAATGTTGGAGCTAAAATTGAGTATGATGTTGATCTGAAAGCAAGAAGTCTATTGAAAAATTATGTATTATATTGTAGGTATAATAGATTAGCAGAATTTAAACAATTATATGCAGGAGAATATGCTTACCTTCAAACAAAATATTACAAACCTACCGACATATAATGACGGAAAATTTAGACTTTTTGAAATAAAACAGACCGAAACAACATATCCAGTAGAGTATTTAAAAGATACTGAAAAAGAATTTTGGTTTGAAGAATTATCAATATCAGACAAACTTCGTTTTGAAAGCGAAGAAAGAAAAAGAAAGCTCTCTTTAAAAATTAGAATACCTCAAATGAAAGAAATAACCTCTTTAAATGTTGTAAAAATAGGCAATGAATATCACAAAGTTTTTAATGCCTATCACTTTACTAATAATGATGGATTTAAGCAGACAGATTTAACTCTTGAGGAATATCCAAGAGTAAAATTGGAGGAAGATTTATGACAAAAAAAGAATTAGTTGAATTACTAGAAAAATTAAAGATACCTATAAAAGAAGGAACGCCGACCGATGAAATTATGGAAGACGAAGTTAGAGTTTGTTTTTGGGATTATTATTGGGAAGACCAAACGGCAAGTGGAAAAGATTATAATACTGTAGTTACTTATCAGATTTCTATAATAGCTGACAGACCAAGACATACGAAACTTTTGGAACTAAAGCATTTATTGAATGATATAGAGCTATTTCCTGCGATACAACACGAATATGATCCAGAAACAAGGCGTTGGCATTCATTTTTCTCACTAGAGGTATTAGAAAATGTCTAATGAAGTTTACGGATACAGTGGATTTGAGGCAATGTCTGAAATTTTGGAAAAATATATAGATGGTGCAGACAATGCAGTAGATGTATTAGAGACAGGTGCTAAAGAATTTGTTGGTGATTTGTTAAAACTTCCTAAACCAATTTCAAAAATTAGAAAATCAGGCTACACACACTTAATTAAGTGCTTTGCATATAAAAAGAAAAACAAAGAAGTAGAGGCAGGATGGGGCAAATATTATGGCCCAATACTTGAGCATGGAAGTGTAAAAATGAATGCTCAAGAACATCTATTCCCAGTATGGGATAGAAACAAAGAAAAGTATTATAAAAAAATGCTTACCAAGTTAGGAATAAAAACTTGGTAATTTTTTATTAAAGGAGGATTTTAAAATGGCAATTAATACAAAAAAACCTATGGTAAAAGAAACAGTAGGTGCATTATACTATGCATTCAATACACCAGATGATTCTGGCAATTTCACAACAACATATGAAGCAAATGTCACAAAAAGTAATGTAGTAAAAAATATAGGAACTACAGAAAACTCTGAGGTAGCTGTGGTTAGAGCTTCAGGACAAGACTATACAACTGTAAATCAAAACGAAAGTATAGAGATGGCAGTAGAAGTAGTTGCTTTTGACCCAGAAGATTTAGCAAAAATGAGAGGAGATGTTATAGGTACAGCAGGATTAAACCGTTCTGGAAGAACAGCCACAAGACCTTTCTTTGCATTTGGAAAAGTTGTAAAAAAATTAGAAGGAAAATTTGAATTAGCTTGGTACCCTAAATGCCAATTAGTAGAAAATACAGATGATATCGCAACAAAAGAAGAGAGCTTTTCAGAGCAAAATGATACAGTAACTATAAAAGCTTATGCATATAATGACTTAGGAGATAAAAAAACATATGTAAACAATGAAATGTCAAAATTCCCAGAAGGATTAACAGAAGAACTATTCTTTGCAAAGCCAATCCTAGACGATGCAGGATTAGCTGCAGCAATTACACCAGGAACTTAAAAAAAACAAGGCTCTAAAATTGATTTAGAGCCTTTTCTAAAATTATTTAATATAAGAATATAGGAGAAAAATATGGAAATAGAATTAAAAAATGGAGAAAACCTAACTTTAGAAGTAACACCACTTTTATTAGAATATATCGAAGATTATGAAGGTGGAATTGAACAATTAAAAAAAGATGCACAAGGTAATAAAGATAAAAATGGTTATACAAAATCAATGTATGCGACAAATCATATTTTATATTCAATTATAGCATCTAATTATGATGAACCATTAACATATAGACAAGCGGTGAGACTTGTGAAATTAGAAGATGTAGAACCAATAGTTGATTTTGTAATAAAAAACACACCAGAAGTTTCTAAAACAAGTAATATAAATAATTCTAAACATCGTTTGTAGAAAAATGTCGAAAATTGCGACACATTTTTCTTGTAATATTTTGCTACAAAAGGTAAAATGTAATATAGTATAAATGGTAAATTAGACAACAAGTAGAATATTAAAAAACAATGAGTATCAAACAATAATGAAGTAAGCTTTTGCAGAAGGTTGAACAGCTTGTAAAGTTTGCCACTAGGAGATGAACAAGGATGAATAATAATAACATAGAATCTAAATACAAGATAATAGGATTTATTGCATTTATTATAATTTGCATTGTATTATACTTTTGCATATTTGGCTCTAATAATAAAGAAAATAATACAAGTAAAGAACCAGACGAAATAGAATTAATGACTTATGCTCAAATGGTCTTAGAAGATAATTTATATAAACCAGACTATTCAAGTTATAAAGGAGATTACGAATTTATAAAAACAGGATTAAGATATAAAATAGAAGGAAAGGTAAATGACGAAAAGTTCTGGATGATTATAGAATTTGTAGATGAAACATATGAAGAATATGATTTGATATCACTACAAATTGGAAATAATAAAATATATTAATAAAAAACATTTGCAAATGCAGGTATTTTTTTATTTAGCATCAGATTTACTCTGGTGCTTTTATTATGCTTAAAAAGAGGTAAAAAAAAGTGGGAAGTAATGATTTAAAAAGAGTAGGGCTTATATTTACAGAAGAAGGAGCAAAAGATTTTAAGAAAACTCTTCAAGATATAAATATAGAAATGAACAAGAATTATAATCAATTTAAGCTAACACAATCACAATGGGATAATTCTACTAAATCAACAGAGAAATTAAAAGCACAACAAGAATATTTAACTAATGCTTATGAGATTCAGTCAGATAAAGTAAATGTTTTAAAAATGCAATTAGCTGATTTAGAAAATGCAGAAAATAAAAATACAACAGCTATAAAAAAGAAACAAAATGAATTAACTAATGCAGAAATTAAACTGAAAAATTATGAGAGTAAATTAAAAGATGTTCAAACACAACTTACAAATACAGGTAAAAAACTTGAAGAATGGGGAGAAAAAGTTGAAAAATTAGGAAAGAAAACAGAAAACGCAGGCAAGAAGTTGTCTGCGTTTTCTGCTGCAAGTATATCAGCCTTAACTCTAAGTGCTAAGAGTGCAATAGATTTTGAAGATGCTTTTGCAGGAGTAGAAAAGACAGTTGATGGAACGAAAGAACAGATGGAAGAATTAAAACAGGGCATTAGGGGCATGACAAAAGAAATGCCTTCTTCTACAACAGAGATAGCGGCAGTAGCAGAAGCAGCAGGACAGTTAGGAATAAAGACAGAAAACATATTAGATTTTTCAAAAGCAATGATAGATCTAGGAAATTCCACAAATCTTACTGCTGATGAGGCTGCTTCACAGCTTGCAAAATTCGCAAATATAACTCAAATGTCACAAAAAGACTTTGACAAATTAGGATCAACAATTGTTGATTTGGGTAACAAATATGCAACAACAGAAGCGGATATTGTAAGTATGGCCATGAGGTTAGCAGGTGCAGGGAAACAAGTTGGTTTCTCAGAAGCGGAAATTTTAGGGTTGGCAACAGCATTGAGTTCAGTTGGAATAGAAGCAGAGATGGGTGGTTCAGCAATTTCTAAGGCAATGGTAAAAATGCAAAATGCTGTTGAACAAGGTGGCAAAAAGTTAGATACAGTACTAAAAAAAACAGGAATGACATTAAGAGAATTAGAATTGATGTCTGCAAATGATTCGATGGGCTTTAAAGAATTGTCACAAAGTATTGGGATGACAAGCACAGAATTAAAACAATTGATAACAGCAGGAACAAATCTTGAAGACTTTGCAAAAGTTTCAGGAATGACAACAGAGCAATTTAAAAAAGCATGGAAAGAAGATGCTGCAGGTGCACTATCAGAGTTCATTAAAGGCTTAGGAGATGCTAAAAACAAAGGCGAAAGCGCAATTACAATGCTTTCTGAAATGGGGCTAACTGAAGTTAGATTAAGAGATTCTTTGTTGCGTGCAGCAAATGCTGGGACCCTGTTTAATGATGCAATAAATACAGGAACACAAGCATGGAAGAATAATACAGCATTAACAAATGAAGCAAATAAAAGATATGATACTCTAAAAAGTAAAATAAAAATAGCAATTAATAAATTAAAAGATATGGCTATTACTCTCGGAAACAAACTAATGCCAAGTATTGAAAAAGTAATAGAAGGACTTGGAAAATGGATTGATAAGTTTAGTACATTGTCAGATAAGCAAGTGAATATGATAGTAAAAATAGGACTTATTGTTGCGGCAATAGGACCTTTGGTTGCGATAATTGGAAAAGTAACATTAGCAATAGGCGGAACAGTAAAAGGAATAGGAACTTTTACTCAAGCAATAGGAGTAGCAAGAGGCAAAATAACATCTACATCTGAAGCAGTTAATGGATTGGCAAAAGTGTTTACTGTAGTAACGAGCCCAGTGGGATTAGCATGTACAGCAATAGGACTAGCTGTTGCGGGGATTGCTATTGCTGTTAATGAAAGTCAAAAGAAAACTAAGGAAGCTTTCGAAAATATGAGCGAAGGGGTATCAGATTTTTATAATGGTTTAAAGAGTGCGGAGGGATATTTAGAAAGTTTTAATACAACGATGTTTGCAACTAATGAAGAACAACAAAAATTACAAACGCAAATGGATGAAGTGCAAAAAGGAATAACTGATATTTGCAAAACTGCATCAGATGAACGTAGAGGGTATACACAAGAAGAAATAACTCAATTAGATGAATATTTTAAAAAATTGAGAGAGCTAAAGGACAGAGAGATACAAATTCAACAACAAATTGCAGGAGCTATAACTCAACAAGCAGTAACAAATGCAGAAACTTTTCAAGGCAGTTTAGATGAGTACAAAGTACAATCACAAGAATGGATTGCAACAGCACAAAAACAGTCAGAACAAACAAAACAACTTATAGAGCAAGGAACAATAGAAGAAGTTGCTTTATTAAATCAAAAATATGGAGAACAAGCAACAATGCAAAATGAGGCTTATGCTACTGAATATAATAATATAATGGCACAAAAACAAGCAAAAATAGATGTAGCAAATGCAGAAGTAGCAGAAGTATTAGAAGCATATACAAAAGGATATGCTGAAAGAGCAAACCAAGATGGCGATTTCGCAGAACATATAAAACATTATAACTGGGAACAAGAGCAAGAGGAGAATAGACATAATGAGACAATAAATAGCATACAGAATAATAAGCTTTTGAATACATATAATAAAAACAAGGCTATACAAGCTGAAAATTATAGGCATACAGACGAAGAAAAAAGAATTTGGGAAAAAATGTATAAAAACATGTCTAAAAGTGAGGCAGAACAACTAGGAGTTTGGCTTGCCATGTTGTCGAATACAGAAGTGTATGGTGGGGATATATCTAAAGAAAATCAAAAAATGGTTGATACTATAATGAAAAGTTATAGTGTTATGCCAAAAGACACAAAAGATGCAATGAAAAATGCAATGAAACCGATGCTCGAAGAAATGAAAAAAAGCGAGCCTTCTTTATTTACAAAAGCGCAAGGAATTGCAGATGGAATATTGAACCGATTAAGAAAAGCTTTTGATATTCATTCTCCGTCAAGGAAAACAAGAGCAATATTTAAAAATGTGATGAAGCGGAATGGAAAAAGGAATAGAAACAGAAGAAAGTAATTTATACAAGCAAACGGATAAAGTAGCTGAGCATGTATTGGATTCTCTGGATTCAATTAATTCTGATGTTAATCTTAAATTCAAACGTACTGGAGATCTTAGCGCGAATATAGACTATAATAAATTATTTAATATATTGTATTCTGCTTTCATTAAAGCGTTAAATTCTTGTAAATTAACATTAGATGAAGATGGTTTTGCAAGGATAGTTAAAAATGAATTATACGAGGTGCTATAATGTTTAAATTTAAAGGAATATCAAATACAGATATGCAAGTTGTAATTGAAGAAGAAGAACATTTCTTAGCTAAAGCTTCACAGAAATATGAAGTTACAGAAATAGAAGGAAGAGATGGTGCTATTTTTGATGAATTAGGTTATTCTTATATTGAAAGACCTATTTATGTGCAATGTTTGAATCCTAACAAACTTGACGATATCCTTGCGTGGCTAGATGGTGAGGGAGAGTTAGAATATAAAGGAAGAAAAACGAAAGCAAGATTTTATGCGGAATTAGAACCAAAAAGGACAGCAGGAATCAAAATTATTGATACTAATTTTATCAGAGCTCCATTTTGGGAGAAAGCTGATGATAATTATATAGTAGTTACAAATAATGTTCAAAACGGAGGAAATAAAACAAGCAGACCTATAATAAGAATTGAAAAAGGTTCAAGTGATAGTATTGAATTAACTTTAGGTGGTGTTAGGTTTAAATATACGTTTAGCGAAAATGATACTTATGTAGAAATAGATTGTGAAGAAAAAACAGTTGTATATGAAGGCCTTAATAGAAGCAGAAATCTTGAAATAGGATACAAATACCCAAAATTAGAAGTAGGAAACAATGCAATCGTAATACATAGTGGCTCAGCTACTGTCAAAATAAAAAGAAAGGACAGATGGCTATGATTAAAATATTTAATGCAACTGATACAGATTTTAAAACAGCAGGAAACATTATTATTAATCCTTTATATTGTCATGAAATTAAGAAAAAGTCTTTAAATGGATGGTATATTGAAGTAGAAATCCCAATTAAATATAAAGAGTATATAGAAGCCGATAAGCTATGTGTAGTAAAAACAAAATCTAAATTAAAACCACAAGCATTTAGAATAAATGATAGCATAACATATACGAATAGAAAAATAAAATTCACAGCTGAACATGTAATGTTTGATAGTAGAAGATATGTACTTTTAGATGTAAGACCAACTAATTTAAATGGCCAGAATGGGTTAAAATATGTTAATGAAAGGACTGATAAAACCAGTCCTTTTTCTATTGACTCAAATGTTGAAAACGTAAATACAGCATATTTCATAAGAAAGACTTTATTAGAATCTTGGCAAGTATTTGAAGAACGATGGGGAGGAGTATTTGAAGCAGACAACTGGGATATTAGTTTTAAACAAAGCATAGGAAAAGATAATGGCGAAACTATTGTTTACGGTAAAAATATGCAGGGATTCGAGATCTTTGAGGACTGGTCTAATGTATGCACAAAAATTTTACCAGTTGGATATGATGGACTTTTATTGCCTGAAATATATTTAGAAAGCGAAACACAATACGAAATATCGTATACAAAAATAGTAGATTTTCAAACAGATTTAGAAGCAGAAGAACAAACAGAAACTAATTTATTGTTAGAGTTAAGAAACAATGCAAGCAAATATTTAGAAGAAAATTGTGTTCCTAAAGTTAGTTATACAGTAAATTCAAATGTGAATAATGAGTTAGAAATAGGGGACACAATAAAAGTTTTACATCCTTTTGTAAATATTTTTACAGAGGTTTTAGAATATGAATATGATTTGATTTCTGAAAAAGTGAAGTCGTTGACTTTTGGAAATTACACAAGAGATGTCAAAACAAAATTTAACAATATAAAAAATACTATTGAAACAATTAAACAAACAGTATCAAAACAAGAGATAACTATAAAAGAACAAACAAATTTGATTAATTCTCTAAATAAAAATGGATATGTTTATATAGATGATAATGAAATTTTAATACTAGATAAACTTCCAAAAGAACAGGCTAAAAATGTCTGGAGGTTTGGATTAGGAGGTATAGGATTTAGTTCAAAAGGATATGAAGGACCTTTCGAAACAGCTATTACAATGGATGGGCAAATAAATGCTAAATTTATCACAACAGGGACAATGGCTGTAGCAAGAATAGAGGGTTTGGCTAACTTTATAACTGAAACGAGTTCGTCAATAACCAAAATTGAATTAGAACAAGGAAGAATAACTAGTAAAGTATCATCAGTAGAGCAATCAGTAGAGAACATAACAAAAATAGAAGGTA